TGGAGTTGAGCTTCTTTTAAATACTATTTCATGAATTATGTTATTGATACCATATGCCGCACCCCATTGATGTAATACACGACCATCTGAACCAAAATCATAAGAAGCATTTCCAGTAAGAGAGCTAGCATTTTGTGTCACAGTTCCAAATTGACTAGATGAAACAGAAAGTCCAGCACTGTTAACTTTTTCAGTTGATGATGAGTCTAAGTTTGTTGCAAGTAAAAATGCTTCGTCTGCTTGGGCTACTGTATATAATGACATAAAAATAGGCTGCTGGCATTAAGCCGCAGCCCGTACTCCAATTCTGATTAGTTCTGGGTTTATTGATGAGATGCTGTGTCCGCCTATAGAAATGATTGGAGCAAAGGAGAGGTTGGAGACTACTGGAGTAAAATCACCAGAAAGAGACTCTACAGTAATTTGGACTACGACTAGACAAGCATTTGCTTGAAGTGCGCCAACCTCTACCTTTGCATCCATGCGTAATTACCTTACGCTACAGTGATTCGAACAATACCAGTCGAATCCCATGTGATTGTGAAGTTACCATTGGTTGAAGACTGGTCTGAACCGAAGTCTACATATCCAATGAGAGCTGATGTGCTTGCTGTGCCTGTTGAATCATATACAACTGCATAGCGAGCTGTGATTGTTGATGAAGACCATGTAACATCTGCAGCGTCAAGAACGATTACATTTGTACCTGAATCGTATGTTGCTGTCTTTGATGCTAGTGTGATTCCACCCTGTGTGTAACCAGTACCTGTGACTTCGTTCGCTGAAACATCGTTGAAGTAGTCATGTGTATCTTGGTTAGGTGTGTAGGCTGAAGTAAGTAGAGCAACTTTGATAGTATCTGAGTCGAAATCTACTTCCTTGTTAAGAGCCTTTAGTAGGAAATTACCGTATAGTTTAGAAGCCATTAGCTATTCCCCCTTACGCTGATGTCTTCTCAACAATCGCAAACGCTGAAGGAGCTGCAACAGCAAATCCACGGCGTACACGAGTCTTGAGCAAGACACCATCCTTTGAGAAGTCTGCATCACGAGAGATTGCTGACTCTACTGAACTGCGAACACCATTGATCATCATTTGGCGATTACCAACGATAAGCAATGGGTTTCCTGTTGGAGCAGCAGTTGCTGCTGCAGATGTAGCTGCACCGTATGAAATTACAAGTGGGTATCCGAATAATGATCCTGGACGAGCTCCTAGTGGATCTGGAAGAACAAGGTTTCCACCTGCTGTTTCCATGTTACGGATATGTGAAAGCATCTTTGGGTGTGCAATAAATACTGTGTTAGCAGCATCAAAGTACTTGCTTGATTCAGCAAAACCAAGAGCGTTTGAGATATCTTCAAATGTAAGATCTCCAGCTGTCTGAATGATTTGTGAGACTGGTGCATTTGGATCTGTTGCCAATGCACGGTATACAGATGTGAACGGTTGTCCGTCATCTCCGTCTGCTGCAGCTGTTACGCCAAGGCAAGCATTGTCATACTTACGAGCCCATTGTGAAGCCCATTCTCTCTTGTATGTGTTGAGTGTGTCAACGAGTGAATCGTTAACATCTTCCTCTGAAATGTTGAAAATCTGTGCATACTTCTTAGCTGTAAGAACTACCTCATCCAGAGTTGTATCTGAATTTGGAATGTCTACGCCTTCTGCAACAATTACTGGTGCATCTGATACGAAGCGTGGAACGCCTTTTGTACGAGATGCCATATTCTCACGACGAGCAAATGCTTCTACTACAGAGTTAGCGAGAGTTGCTTGAATAGCAACGGATCCCTTTTCCTCTGGAATATATCCATTTGCTTCTGTGAGATCTGTGCGACCTGCGGCCATGTTAATCTCCTTTTAATTAGTTAATTTGGGTTTTTTTGAACATATAATCGTCCGAATATATTAATCACAACCCAAATGTCCATTTAGAGTTGTATAGGACAATTATACCTTATATCTTATTTCTTTAAAACCATCTGGGCTTGCAAATCTGAAGCAGATTTAGGAACTTCTAATGAAGCAGTTACTCCTGAGTCAGCTTTACCAGCTACGATGAATTTTGGATCAAATAATTCTGGGAAGTCTGTCTTTAGAATTGCAATTTGCTCATCTAATCCAGCAACCTCAAAATCTTCAGTTAAAGATAATGCATCCATCTTAATATACTTATTTAGTCTATCTCCATGGGCAATACCTAATGATGCAAAATGCTTATTTACATGTTCCATCATTAATTTTGACTGGAATTGGGAAATCTTGGAGACTGATTCATTTACCTGTACCTCCAAGGCTTCCTTTTCCAATCTAAACTTCTTTGCTTCCGCCTTCGCTTTATCTAAAGCTTCTAAGACGGCTTTAGGATCACGAATCTCGTCAGATGTACCTTCTACTTGATTCTGTTCTTCCATTTTATTCTCCTTGATTGTTTTGCTCAGCAGCGGCTTGCTCCAGAGCTAGGTTGTTCGTATTTAATCCAGTTCCACCAAGAGCAACTTCTGTTGCTGCCATGTCTGGTCTATTTGCCATTGCTTCATCAGAAATGATCTTTGCAATTTCTGGGTCATATCCAAGTTCAAGAAGAATTTGTTCCAAAGGAACTCCGACTGACTTCTTGCGAACTGCGATATCCCATTGGTCTAATGAATCGATTGACTCAGGTGACTTCCAGTCAATATCAACATCAGCAATGATGCCTTCGACCTTAAGCATGAACTTAAATAGGTCTCTCCATGTTGAACCTAATGCAAGCTGGCGGTTAAGGACCTTCTTGAATAGTGGTGCTTCTGCTACACGCAAAGCCTGTCCTGATGGAAGGTATTGTGTTGATGAGAAGTAATGAACTGGAGTTGAAGTAATTGCAGCCATGTCAGATACAAACTCATTAACTGGATTTGTAAATGTTGATGGGTCTGCTGCTGGGAACTGTCCAACTGCTGAGACTCCTTGCAAGTACCAGAGTTGTCCTGGACCATTTTGCAATGCTCCAATGTTCTCTCTTGCTGTGTCATCCTCTGAGAAGTCATCAAATTCGTTAGATGTTCCACCATTTGATAATGCATAACGCTGTGGAGCACCCTGATAGTCTACAGTCATCATGTGAGTTGATATCAGCTTGTTTATCGCATCCTGTGGACCAAATGCATCAGCATGTTCTGGTCTTCCGTATGGCTTATTTGTTCTGAAGTGGAAAACTGGAATTTCATTCCAAGGATTGACCACAGTTTCAACCAAAGTAAGATTTGGAAGTCCATTTAGAGAATCAATCTCACCTAGACCTTCATACTTCTCAATTCTATCTGTGTAATACATGTTGATCTTAATAACTTTACGATTAGCAGCATCTGTAATCTGCCACATCTTAGTTGCAAATGACTTAACTCGTGGGTTCTCTTGATCATATACAAGAGTAGTAGTCATAGGTGAGTTGTAATCTATTGCTAGATTTCCGTCCATATCTGGCCACACAATTGCATAGCAATCGCCATAAACGAGTGCATTTCTATGAATTTCGTTAATATCAAGCTTTAAATCTGTCTGATCCCAGATTCTGTTGATGTAAGCATCGCCTTCTGGGCTAGTTGTCTCAACTTGCTCAATTTCAAGACGATTATGGACTGCATCTACTACAGTCTTGCTAAAGTTAAACCTAAATGGCGTAACTCCTGAAAATCTTGATAAATCGTTTCTAAATAGTCTGTACCAACGCTGATGAGTAAATACTTCATCATTTGCGCCTTCATAATATGCTTCTGCGACCATATATCGATCTCTTTTAGCGATGATTTGGTCTAAAGCTAGTTTAATGTCTGACATTTTATCTCCTTAAGTAGTTTAATTGTTTTGCAAATACCTTTGGAGCTGTGTTGTCCAAGAAGTATAGTATTCCTGACACTACTGCGTCCAGTACGTCATCGTGGCTTACCTTTGGAAAGGACCACATTTGTTCTTCTAAGACTGGGAAGTGTTGAGTATGTCTAACTTTTCCCTGCTGATAGAAGTTCAAAGCTTTACCTGCACGGATCTGCTTTGATACGGATTGTCTAATTGATTTGTATCTAACTGGTATATCTTTAAATACATCCTGCCACAAATCTCCACCTTGGTTTGTTTCTACATATATAATACCAGGATTATAATTTTCAACCAATGCAGCAATTCGTTCTGCTAATTCAGATGGAGATACCTTTAATTGAATTGCATCTCTTACATAAATATGTCCATCTTCACCTCTGCTCAATACAGCAACACCTGTATAGTCAGAAACCTTATTCTTTGTTACCGCTGGGTCAATTGATATGATTGTATTTCCATATTCGCTCTCACCAATGATTATATCTTCATATGTCCAGAAGTTGCCGTCCAAGTTCACAGGCTTGTTCATATAGTTCTTAGCAAAGTCACGAAGGTGTCTTTGGGACTCCAGCCACTCTAGAGGCCACTTCTCAGGCCATACAGAGCGTTCTGAGCCATCTTCAGCTGTCATAATGGCTGGATAGTAGTGGACATTTACATTCTGGTCTGAAATCCACTCCAGTGCCTTTTCACGCTGGCCTTCAGAGTATTTTCTAAACTCATCCATCATAGAGTTAGGCATAGTTGTCGTACCCACAATAATCATGCGGGCATAAATATTCATAGGAGCTATATCGTCAAAGACTGTTCGTCGTTGCTGGCCAGCTTGATATTCGGAGTAGTTCTTTTCTCCTTTTTCGATATCATCCAAAATAATGAGGTCAGGGCGTTGACCAAAGACTTTCTTACCCAGTGAGTTAGTATCAATACCATTAGCGTCGAATATAAAATCGTTTGACTGAATAATACGCCAAGCGTTTGCCGCAAGGGAACGCCCAGTTGAGCCGACAATTTTAGGAGTGCATAGTTCTGGGTAATCTTCTTTGAGATATTCATTAGTTTCCAATTCATTCTTAAAAGTGAGTAAGTGCGTCTCAGCTTGAGAAGCAGCGTCTGAAAAAGCAGCCACAAATTTAATATGGCCGTGAGCGGCGGCCCACATAGGAAGGATTAAGAAGATCCATGTAGACTTGCCACATTCTCTAGGTGCAATAAATGCATCTCTATTTTGTTTTGGAGAAGTTGGCTTATTGATCCATGTCTTTCCATACTCAGCAAGATCCCAGTGAAATTCCGAAAGTGTGAGAGCATCTTCCATATTCTTCAAATGATGTGGCAAATAGGTCAAAGCGAATAACATTGGATCATATTTAGTAAGTTCCCGCCTACCTTCTGCATATTTCATCAATTCTGGATTAATGTTATCGTATTTTAACATAGTACTCATTTTTACTGTCCAAATTTATTTAGAGTAGCGCATTTTAAATATGAAATGTCAATCTTATTTCGGGTGGTCTCATATAATGAGATGTTTGCCATATGTATGCAATTGTCGACATATCGATCTATATATAAATAGCTATGCTTCAATTAATAACCTTCAATGTATTCTTAATAGATTCATTCCTTATCTTGGCCTCATTAAGCATATCTACGATTGCTAGATCTGTGCCATCTTTGGAACGATTCTCATTAATATTGGTAGATTTGCCTTCTATTAGATTAATCGTTTGTATAGCCTTATGTAGAGCATTTGATAGTTTAGATATATCATCTGATACAAGGGTATCTTCATATAGTGCTTCTACTGTTCTATCTATTACTGCCTGTGCCGCCAATACTTTCTCTTTATCTGTATAGAATATATCTAATTGTTTAGCCATAACAGCCAAGGTGTTGGCTGTAGGCATATCTATATTTCTCTGTACATAGAACTTCTTAGCTGTGTGATATGACTTAGGATAACCCAAATATCTCATAGCTGGACCTATGCCCATTTCATTAGCTGTTTCTATAAATTCCGTTATTTGTTCATCTGTGAATACTGGATATCCCATGTTTAACTCCTATTTTTATATATATTCGCCCATTTACGGAGGCGTTCCTGGATCTTAATATACTAATACTATAATATCTGTGGATAACTATTTGTCTTTCTGTGGATAACTTGGCTTATCTGTGGATAACTTGTCCTTATGCTTTCTTACTTTCTTCTTTGGTTTGAATTGGTGATCTATCTCTCTTCTAATACCATGTCTATTAGTGTCTATTATTCTGGCCATTCCGCCTCATCTTCTCCAATTGTTCTATCTAGAAAGCGTCTCATTTGATCGCTGCACTTAAATCCAAAGCTAAACTCTTCTGTCTTCTCATTGTTGTATATCTGTATTGTCATGGAAACCAAGCCATCTGGTCTGTAATGTAGATCTTTGGCATATGGATATAGCTTATACTCTGCCATTGTGTCCTTTGATATGTAATCTCTAAAATCCACTAGTTGTTCCGTCCTTGTATTGTAGTATAAGTATACATTATAAAAGAAAAGAAGCCCAATAGATGAACACAACTATTGGACTTCTTTCGCCAGGGAAGGCAGTACTATATTTGGCAACATAGTAATATAAGTATATTATTACATTGGACCTTTGTCAATATCTGTTC